AACAACTAAGCTGGCTGTCACACGTACAACACCAGAACCCGAAGACGGACCAACATCAAGTTTTATCTCGCCTCCTGGTCGGGATTTTAAAATTAAATCATTACTGGTTTGTAGTACTTCAGCCATGCTTAGTTCCTGTTAGTTTATCGATTACGCATTAACGAAATCGTCGTCATCTGTACCAAGAAGTGTATCGTCGTCACCAGCTTCTTCAACTTGTGCCGCGCCATCACTAGTAGATACTGTGAAGTTCCATGGAACTGATTTTCCATCGTATGCGTTTGAACCTGTACCATCTGGAGCAACTAGAGTTGCTCTACGTCCTGCGATTTTTGAAACTTGATAAGTTTCTGAATCGTCCATTAACATAGTAATAGCCATTTCAGTACCTGTTAGTGCTGTTGCTAATTTACCAGTTGTAAGGAAACGATCATATGTAGTTCCAGGTGTACCAATTGCCGCTACACGAAACTTTTTAGATCCTAATTGCTTTACAATGTAACCTTCAAGTACACTAGATGTACCATAAAAGTCACACTTGATTTCATTACCGCCTGCTGTTGGGGGTCCAAAATATTTTTTATTAAGTGGTCTTCCCATTTGTTTTCTCCTATAAAAGTAGTCCTATGCGAGTTCTAGTCGCTACGCTGTGGGTAACAGCATAAGTCCGCCACACTATGCGGCTCGCTATCTGACACAAGTATTTATCCTTGCGATAAAATTGCCATTAATTCTACTTTACTTACTGTATTAAGTATTTTATTGATTTGATCTAGTTCGTGTTGAGCATTGACTAGATTTTGTTCTTTTCGTGATTGTTTGTATTTGATAATGTGTTCCATATGAGCTTTCATATGTACTTCTACACTTTTTTCTATAGCTCTAACATCATGAGAAAACATAGGATGACGTTTACGCCATGTAGTAAATTGCTCTCTAAGTTTTTGAAAATCTTCCCATGTTTTTACTTCTAGCATAATTGTATATATTATACTAATTTGATAAGATTGTCAAGTCATAAAAAAAGGGCGACATAAAGCCGCCCTTTTTAGAGTTCCAAGTAATATTACTTGAATGAAACGCTTGAGTCTGTGATCTCAACACGTGCCAAGTAGTCTGCAGCATTACCAAGAGATGATGCTGTGTTAGTTAACTCAACATAACCATATCTGGTCATGAAAGAAACTACTGGCTCAAATGTGCCTGGATCTAGCACAACGCCACTGCTCATTAATGGAATGTATGGGCAGTAGAACGCAGGTGCGTCTGACTCACTTGATCCTTTGTAACCAATAAGAACAGGTGCGTCGTTTGCAGCGTATGAATCAACATATACCTTCATAGCGTTGTTCAAAGTACCAACCATCTTAGTGTTAGTTGGAGCTTCGAAAGTACCTTCAGTTGTTCTTGCGAACGCAGAAGTTGTAGCACTTTGAAGAATTGTTAAAGCGAATGGTGAAACTACAGCGTAGTTACCAGCGCCTCTTCTTGTACGCTGAGCGATTAGGTTTGCTTGTCTGTTGATTAAAACAGCTAGTGCAGCATGTTCGTCACCAACAAATGTAGCAGTACCTGATACCGCTGACTGGTCATAAGTCTCTGAACCTGTACCAGCAAGATCACGTAGCGAGTTAATTACTTCCTGATCAATTTCAGCAGTAATTTCTTGCGCTAGTGCAGCCATGATTTCAGCTTCAATGTCAATGCCTTGTTGTGCTTGAGCATCTTGTGCAGCTTCAAAAGTCCAGCGAGCTGATAGCTTTCTGGTTTTTGCTTCTACAGTTTGCTTCAAGATTTGGATTGACATTTTGTTGCCTGGCTCACCTTCAAGTGTAGCAGTTGATCCACCTTTTGCTGGATCAGCTGAGTTACCTGAATAGGCTGCAGCAATCTTGAATGGGCTTAGAGCCTCTTCACCAGCTGTTACACCAGCACCAGCATCAGTAGTCGCATAGCGAACACGTAATGTGTGGATTTGGCCAACTGGACCTGTCATTGGTTGTACACCAACAAGTTCATTAGCAATGACTGTTGGCATTACACGTCTGATCACAGGTAGGATCACACGATTTAGGGTAGCAACGTTACCGGCAGAAGTAGCACCAGCTGTAGCACTCTCTGACAAATACTTCTTAGTATTTTCTAGAGTGACGTCCATCACTGATTTGCGAGTTCCATTAAGGCCTTCTAATAGAGCGCCTTTGGTTTCCTGCCAGCGTGACTCGAGTAGTTCTGACATAATTTTATCTCCTTAAACTTTAAGTCCCGCGAGCTTGCGGATGTCATAAATTGCAGCAGTTTTATCCTCACTGCTGTTTGCTTGTGCCTGTGTTTCTTTATTGCCTGTAACTTCTTTGCCTTCTACCAGTGTTGCCTTAGATTTTGGAGCATCGCCTGCCATAACAGCTGGCAAGTACTTTTCAAATGCCGCGTGTAACTTGTCTGTTTGTACACTTTCAAGTAACTCATTCATTACTGATTTTTTCTCTCCAGTAAGCGGATTTAATAGTTCGCCCATTATTTCTTTACGTGAAGCTAAATCTTTAGCGATTTTAATTTCACGTTCTTTGCTTTCTACAATCTCTTGTTTCTGAGCAATTTCTTTTTGTGCTTCAGCCAACTCATCTTTTGTCTGCTCTACAACTTTTAGAAGTTTAGCAGTTTCAGATTTTTCATTTAAATGACTTGAAGCATATTCGCTTGCGAAGGATTCAAAAATCCTGCGACCAAAGTCGTTTCTACGAGCGGATTCAATGTCTTCTTTTAATTGACTAATTTCGTTGTTTAGTTTAGACTTAACAACACCTTCAACTAGTTTAGCTGACTTAGCAATAAAATCTGACTTGACTTTTTCAAACTTAGCCTTGCTTTCACGTACAAGTTTAACCTTTGCTTCTGCTAGGTCTTTCTTGTCTGAGTGGAATTCAGCAATTTCTTTTGAAAGAGCGTCAACAATGAAGCTCTCTAATTTAGCAAAGTTTGCCGCAACATTTTTACGATCTTCGTGTAGCTCAGATAGTTCAGATGCTAATTTTTGTAGGACAAAGCCTTCCATTTTCTTAGTGTCTGCTTCCATCTTTTTCGCATACTTGGCTTTAGCTTCAATAAGTTGATTGCGATCTTCTGCTAGTTCTGATAACTCAGATGCTAGTCTTTCGCTTACCATTTTATCAACAGCTTCTACCATTGTAGACTTATCATGCTCGTACTTTTGAGCAAACTCTTCACGAAGTTCTGCGGTGACTTGATCACGGTTTTCTTGAATCTTGCTTGACCAAGCAGATTCAATTTCCGATTTCATTTCCTCGGAAATCACATCGTTTTCGAACAGTTGTTTAACAATATCAATCATGTGATTCTCCTAACGATCATTTCAGTTTCCTGATGATATTCACCAGGCTTTCTGCGATATACTTCTGTGCCTTTGGGTCGCCTTGAACTTCTTTTGCTATTTTAAATGCCTTTTCACCGCCTAATGTATTCATTAGATGCTCATATACGGGTGTTGGATATGCTCCTGGTGCGCTTGGTTGCGCCACAACATCTACTGTAATAATTTCAAAATCTGATACTTTACCGCTACCGTCTTCGGAAACGTTACCGGAGCCCCTGCTGGAAACGCCTAGTTTGACTCCACTTTGCAACATGGTTTGTACTAATTGTCCCATGGGCGTTGGTAGAACCTTCATTTTTCCGTAGCCGTTTGGACCATCCATCCACATCTTTGTAATCATGTGGCTAACTCTGTCCAAATTAATGCGTAAATCAGCAGGATGATCAACTTCACCTAACACTGAATAACCGCCCTCAATTTGTTCGTTAAGGGTTTTGACAGCCCGAGCAATTTCAGAAGTAGGATAAAATCTTTGATTAGCATTACGAATATCACCTTGGATACAAATGCCATTTAGATACAAAGATTTATCATCTCCCTCACCGGCCCTTTCGAGTTGTAACTGAGCTTGGTCAAAACTTAAATGTTCTGTTAAAGTATTTTTCACCTACTGGGCTCCGATTAGTTTACTTACTGCCAATTACGCTAGTAGCATCAGCAGATCCTTCACCAGCGCCTTTCTTTTCAGCACCGTGACCTGATCCGTCTTTGCTCATGCGCTCTGACTCTTTAGAACCACCAACTGTGTTGATGTTCTTAGTGTTCATTTGTTGTGGTTTGCCTGTTAGACCTGTTTCTGATCCACCGCCTTCACCGCCTTTTGCGATATTAGCAGTTGTGCCACCCATGTCGTTTGAACCTGCTACTGGAGATGAAGTGTTGTCAGCAGTTTCTGCTTTGCCCTTCTTCTCAGCACCGTGTCCGTCAACTTTTTCAACATATTCACGTACTGTTTCTAAATCGTTTTCTTCTGATTCGAATTCAGGTTGAACAGCTTCCATGTCATCCATTTCTGGCTCTTCAGCGCCTTCATCGCCATCAGCGTACTCTTTAAATGCAGCTTCTAGATCTGCGATAGCATCTTTAAGGTCCATAATGTCGCCTTTATCTGCTGGCTCACCTTCGTCCTCTGCTTCGCCTTCTTCTTCGTCGCCTGCTTCAATGTCGCCCATCATGTCGTCTGTAGCGTCACCTTCGTCTTCGTCGCCGGCTTCCATTTCAACTTCGTCAAAGCCTTCTTCAACTTCTTCGTCGTCTGCGTCTGCTGACTCTTCAACAGCATCTTCGTCATCGTTGTCTGATGCTTCGTCTACTGCTTCATCATCTTTATCTTCTTCAGATGCTTCTTCTACAGCCTCATCATCTTCTTGAGTTGCTTCTTCAACTTCATCTTCGATAAGACCTTCGTAAATATCTCTTGATTTTTCTACCACGTACTCGTGGAATAACTCTTCTGCTTTTGCTGTGTCATCATTAACTAGATGATCAAGCATTTCAGCAATTTTTGAATTTTGTTCTGACATAATTTAATCTCCTGAAATTTGGTAAGCTGTCAACTATATTTACATAATAACAGTATATTACCCATTAAATGGTGTTTTTTTGAAGAATTTTGCCTATTTAAATACCGTACCAGGGAATTCTTCTTCAAATTCTTCAAAATATATGTGGCTAAAGTTATTTGTTACACGTTGTACGTTATCGGGTGTAAAAACGTCTTTTTGACACACTCTATAATATCTTTGGCCTGTAAATTCCCTTAAAATCTTTTCTGTTTGGTTTGCCCAATTACCGAAATATGTTGCCTGATCAGTACTACGCTTATAGTTAGGCGTATCTGCGTAAATGTTATTTACCTTTCCGTTTAACCCCTCATAATCAAATCCAATAATATATATGGCATCGTAACCATGCTGACTAGCAAGCCACAATGCTGTAGGCCCGCTTGA